CCGACGGGCAGGTGCTCACGGCGGACGCCGCGCAGGCCGGCGGCGTGCGGTGGGCGACACCATCGGGCGTAGGCGGCGGCGGTAGCGCGCGGTACGTCCGGCACGGCTACGTCACGTCGGGCAACATCACCCCGCAGAACACCGGCGGGGCGTGGGCGCTGCTCTCCGGCGGGCCCACGTTCACGGTTCCAGCCTCCGTCGGCAGCGAGATCGAATTCGACTTCACCGCCCTCATGCAGACGAACTCGTCGACGTTCTACGATCCGGTGGTCATCGTCGGCGGCGCCGCGGTGCGGTACGCCTCGACCGGCGGGGCGAGCGCTGCAGTCGAGGGTGACCCCGGGCTGTATCACGACACGACCTTCCCCCGCAAGGCCGGCCCCTTCAACTTCACCGCCGAGTCCGGCGACATCTCCGGCGGGAACGTGACCGTCGGAATCGCCGTGAAGTCCGGCGGCGCCGGCGTGCTCTACGCAGGCACAGCGTTCCCGCTACGGTGGAAGCTGACCAGCGAGACGCCCGCATGACGTAAGCTGACGACACGCGCACCTCTGATCAGGGAGAGAGGAAGTAGTGATGGACAGCGAAAGAATCGTGTACGCGAGAAGCACGCTGGTCACGGAGCATGACGATCGCGTCGTGCACATGACGGCCGGCGAGGCGTGGGCCGCAGATGACCCGTTCGTCGAGGCGAACCCCGGACTGTTCGGCGGCCCGTCCGCCCCGCGGCGCACCCGGCCGGCGCCGGCGCAGCCCCGCGTGGAATCCGCCGCCAAGCGCGGCCCGGGTGCGTCGGCGCGGGTCACCCGGTGACCGGAGGAGTCCTCGCCGTCACCTTGACTCCGCGAGACGGGCATGTGACGGCGAGCTTCACTGAGAGCCTGCTCCGAATGACGTTGTACGACGCGCAGCGTGAGGGCCTGCTCATCTCCGGCGGCGGCCCCGCCTTCCTGCCGGCATCGCCGAACACGCTCCCGGACATGCGCAACGCCGCGTGCCGCATGCTGCTCGACGACACCGAAGCGGAGTGGCTGCTCTTCATCGACAGTGACATGGGGTTCGATGAGGGCACGCTGTACGCGCTGCTCGCCTCCGCCGACCCGGATAGGGCCCCGGTGCTCGGAGCGCTCTGCTTCGGTATGCGCCAGGTTGAGGCGGACGGCATGGGCGGATTCCGCACCCATCCGTTCCCGGTGCTGTTCGACTGGCTGCCCGATGACACCGGTAAGCACGGGTTCAAGATCAGGTACGACTACACGCCGGACGTCGTGACCCGGGTGGCCGCCACCGGCGCAGCCTTCCTGCTGATCCACCGGTCGGCCCTCGAGGCGGTCCGGGCCGACCACGGTGACACCTGGTTCGACCGGGCGGTGCTCTCCGCCGGCGAAGGCCTCATGGGCGAGGACGTGGCGTTCTGCGCCCGGCTCGGTCGGCTCGGCATCCCCGTGCACGTGCACACCGGCGTCACCACTACGCACCTAAAGCCGGTGTGGGTCTCCGCGGACTACTACGCGGATCAGCATGGGCTGGCGATGTACCGCCGGGCACTCGAGGGCGGGCAGTCGTGAAGCGGCTCTTCGTGGTCCTCATGGCCGCCCTGCTGCTGGCGTCCTGCAATACGCCGGCCCCGGCGGCGCCCCGTTCGGTGACCGTCGAGGTGCGCCGATGAAGATCGAGACGCACGTTCCGCGGTCCGTGGTTGACGCAGTACTGATCGCCATCGGGGTTCAGGACCGCGCCAGGGACGTGGTCGAGGTGCTCATCAGGCCGGACCTGATCCGAGTCACCCTGGTCCGGCGCAACGGCAATGGCCGGCCGTACTTTCTCGCGGGCGAGAAGATGGCCCGGGAGACGCACGAAATCGCGGTAAGGCGATGAAGCCCGGCACAGTGTTCGCCGCCTACCTGCACGATGGCGATCAGGTCTCTCATTCGTTCATGCAGTCCGTGATGTCGATGGATCGCAGCATGCTGTGGGGCGGGAACCTGTTCGGCCGGCTAACCCGCGCCGGCGGCATCCCGGACGGGCGGCGGGACATGACGACGTACTTCCTCGACGAAACCGACGCCGAGTGGCTGTGGTTCGTCGACACGGACATGGGGTGGGAACCGGACGCGCTCCGGCGCCTCCTGGCCGCGGCGGACCCGGAGCGCGTCCCGGTGCTCGGCGCGTACTGCGTGAGCCTCCGGCACGGGGCGCCTGACGGCGCCGGGGGATTCCACGTGAAGACACAGTCGACGATCTACCAGCATGACGGCATCGGCTTTCTGCACGACGACGTCTCGCCGGACCTGGCCGCGGAACCCGTGCACCGAGTGGCCGGCACCGGGGCCGCCTTCCTACTGATCCACCGCGGGGCGCTGCTCGAGATGTCCGGGCAGTTCGGCGCCTCCTGGTGGACACCGCGCCCCGCTCCCGAGGGCCGCCTGCTGGGCGAGGACCTGTCGTTCTGCGAGCGCGCCGCCGAAGTCCGGGTCCCGGTGCACGTGCATCTGGGCGTGCGAACGACGCATGCGAAGCGAGTGTGGCTGTCGTGATCGCCGACATGCTGATCATCGTGCCCACCCGCGGGCGGCCGGAGGCCGTGGCCCGGGTGGTGCAGGCGTGGCACGATACCGAAGCGTTCGACGACGGGGCTGAGATCGTCTTCGTGCACGATTACGACGATCCCCGGCGCCGGGAGTACCTCGCCGAGATGTGCGAGGTTGCCCACTGGCGGATTAGCAGCCTCTCACTCCCGGAGTGGCGCCCCCTGGTACCGAAACTGAACGACGCGGCCCGGCTGTACGCGACGCACTTCCCGGAGTTCCGCTACATCGGCTTCGCCGGGGACGATCACCTCCCCCGCACGCCGGGATGGGTGGGCCGCTACCGGGCCGCCCTCGAGGGGCTAGGTACCGGGATCGTCTACGGCGACGACGGGTATCAGGGTGAGAAAATTCCGACGCACTGGGTGATGACCGCGGACATCGTGCGGGCCCTCGGTGGCATGGTGCCGGTCGATGGCCTCGAGCACATGTACTGCGACAACGCGGTCAAGACGCTGGGCCTCGAGGCCGAGTGCCTGGTGTATCTACCGGACGTGTTGATCGAGCACATGCACCCGGTGGCGAACAAGGCGGCGATGGACGACGGGTACTCTCGCGTGAACAGCCCGACGCAGTATGCTCGTGATCAGCGAGCGTTCACCCGCTGGCTGATTCATCAGGCGGCCGCGGACGCGGCGAAGATTCGAGCGCTACGGGAGGCGTCGGGTGGCGAATGAATACCTGACGCTTCAGGAGTTCAAAGACCTCCGCCGGATCGAGGACACGCTCACCGACGGGATCCTGCAGACCCGGCTGACCCGAGCGTCCCGGGCCATCGACGACGCCACCGGCCGGCGGTTCTACCTCGAGCCGGTCGCCTCTGCGCGAGAGTTTCAGGGCATCGGTGGCGGCGTCTCGGTGGACGATATCGGGACCCTGGCCGACCTTGAACTCTCGATCGATGGCGCCGCGATCACCGACTACGCAGTTCACCCGCGGAACGCTCTCGCAAAGAAGTGGCCGATCGACTGGCTGACCCACGTGCGTTTCTCCGGGGCCGTCACCGTGGCCGTCACCGCTCGGTGGGGCTGGCCGGAAGTGCCAGAGCCGATCAAGGAGGCCACCTTCCTCCTGGCCAACCGTCGCCTGTTCCGCCGGGACAGCCCCGAGGGCGTGGCCGGCGTCAGCAACGATGGGCCGGTGCGGATCACGTCGAGCGACCCGGACATCAGGGCGCTGCTCGAGCTCTACGTGCTGGACGGATTCGGCTGGTGAACATCGAGGACGTCTCGGACCAGATCGCCGCGCGCCTGAAGACGATCACCGGGCTGCGCGTTCACCAGGACGACCCCGGCTCGATCGATCCGCCGTGCGTAGCCATCGCGCTGCCGGAAGACGTTCAGTTCGACCAAACCTATGGTCGCGGGTCTGACCGAATCGCATGGTCGTTCGCGCTCATGGTCGCCCGCGTGGACCAGGACAAGGCGAGGCTCACCCGGCGCCTCGCGCCGTACCTTGCGGGCGCAGGGCCGCAGTCCATCAAACAGGTCATCGAGTCTGACGACGGCAACCTCTATGATCGGTACACGGCGTTTCACACCGTTCGGCTGGTCCGGGCGGAGATCGCTATTCTGCAGTACGGCTCGATCGACTATCAGGGAGTCATTTTCGAGGCCGACATCTTCGGTCAGGGAACGGCCTAGAAAGGACTCCGGCAATGACTTTCGTGCACGGCAAGGGCACATACATTGCGCTCACCAACAACAACCTCTCCACCTACGTCACCACGTCACAGATCGAGTCGAACTCCGATTCGCACGACGTGACGACGTACGGCCAGGATGCGCACAAGTTCAAGGGCGGCCTCACCAACGGCACCGCCACCATGAGCGGCGTGTACGACAACAGCACCAGCGCCGGCCCCCGGGCCGTCATCACGCCGCTGATCGGCGCGAACACGACGCTGATCCGTCGGCCGGAAGGAACCGGCACCGGCCTCGCGCAGGACAGCGTGGAGGTGCTGGTGACCAAATACGTCGAAACGAACCCCGTCGCCGACATGGTGACGTGGTCGTGCGACATGCAGCTGTCCGGGACCGTCACCCGGACAGTCCAGACCTGATCAGGGATAACAGGAAGGCACCGCCATCATGAGCGAACTCAAAATGCGCCTGCTCGCGAACCGCGTCATCGGGAACACTGGCGAGGTGGAAATCGAGGGCGTGGGCACCGTGACCGTCCGCGGCCTAACTCGCTTCGAATTCGCCATGCTCGGCAAGAAGTACCCGGAGGCCGGCGCGGAGCAGGAGCAGGAGACCCTCGCCCTGGCGATGGTGGATCCGCCGATGACCGTCGCTGAGGTGGCCGAGTGGCAGCGCAGTTCCCCGGCCACCGAGATCAACGAAGTAGCCACCGAGATCAATCGCCTTTCCGGCATCGGTAAGGCCGCCGAAAAGGAGGCGTACAAAAGCACTGGAGAGTGAGCCCGGAATCGAGTTCGATTTCTTCCTCGCCGAGAAACTTCGGATGACGGTCGCCGAACTCCGGGAAAGGCTGTCCATGCAGGAGTACGTGTACTGGGGCGTGTATTACAGCCGAAAGGCGCAGCGCCAGGAACTGGAACGATTGAGGGCAGGGGGGTAGCGCAGTGGCGAAGCCACCGATCCAAGTGGTCGGCCTCAAGCCGATGGTGGCCGCCCTGCGTCAGGTCAGCGACGACGCGCCGAAGGCCATGCGCGTCGCGCTGAACGGCGTGGCGAACCTGCTCGTAGACAAGACCCGCCCGAAGTTCCCGCGGAAGACGGGGGCCGCGGCGAACTCCGTGAAGGCGTCGTCGACACGCACGCAAGCTCGGGTGCGCATGGGTGGGCCACGCGCACCCCATGCGCCGTGGCTTGATTTCGGCGGGAGAGTCGGAATTCGGGACTCCGTGGTCCGACCGTTCATCAAGGGCGGTCGGTACCTCTACCCCACCCTGGAGTCCATCCAGCCGCAGATCACTGAGGCAGTGCAGATCGCACTCACGGACGTGGCGCGTGACGCCGGACTGGACGTGTCGTAATGGCAAGCACCGCAACCCTGGTGTTCGCCGGGGACGCCTCCGGCGTCAAGAAAGCATCCCAGGACGCCGGGGATGCCGTCGAGGCCGTCGGAACCTCGGCGGATTCCGCCGCGGACGATATGCGCAGGGCGCAGGCGGAAACCACCGATCTCGGCCAGCGAATGGGAGATCTCGGGTCCGCGACCACCGGCGCGATGGACACGATCGACGCCTTCGCCGGCGGCATGCAGGCGCTCGCCGACATCCAGGACTACGCCCGCGAGCGCGCCTCCCGGCTGGCCCGGGCACAGCTCGACGTGGAGCAGGCGCACGCGGACAATCGACAGGCGGCGATCGACCTCGAGCAGTCGTACGTGGACTTGACGCAGGCCGAGAACGATCTCCGGCAGTCGGCCCTCGACGTCGGCCAGGCGGAAATTGACAAAAAGCAGTCGATGCTTGACGCGAAGACCGCCAGCGAGGAATACGCGGAGGCGGTCAAAAAGCACGGCAAGAACAGCGATGAGGCGAAGCAGGCGTCGATCGATCTATCGCAGGCGCAGCAGGACTTGAAGCAGGCCGACCTCGATCTAGCGCAGGCGAAGACGGACTCGAACCAGGCCACCGTCGATCAGACGCAGTACACCGAGGATTCAAAGCAGGCGGCGATCGATGCGAAGTCGGCGCAGCTGGACTTGAACGACGCGATGCACGAAGCGAATCCGTCGGACCTGTCGACGTGGTCCGAGCAGCTGGGTCTCGTCACCCCGCTGATTCAAGCGGTTGTCGGGATCCTTGGCCTCGTCACCGCGGCACAGTGGCTCTGGAACAGCGCTCTGTTCGCCAGCCCGATCACGTGGATCATCCTCGGGATCGTCGCGCTGGTGGCCATCATCGTGCTCATCGCCACCAAGACCACATGGTTCCAGGACCTGTGGAACCTTGCGTGGGGCGGCATCAGGAAAGCGGCGAACGCCGTCGGAACATGGTTTCGGGACACACTGTGGAACGGGCTGATCCGCCCGGCATGGGACAAGATCCTAGACAAGGCGCAGGACGTCATGGCCTGGTTCCGCGGCATGCCCGCCCGCCTGCGTTCCGCGTTCGACTCGGTGAACACGATCATCTCCGCCCCGTTCCGGGCCGCGTTCAACGCGATCTCCCGCGCGTGGAACAGCACCGTGGGCAGGCTCTCGTGGTCGGTGCCCGGGTGGGTCCCCGGCGTGGGCGGTAACAGCATCAGCGCCCCGCGCCTCCCATCGTTTCACTCCGGCGGCGTCGTGGGCGGCGTACCGGGGAGTGAGACTCTCGCGCTCCTGCAGGCCGGCGAGCGCGTGATCCCGGCGTCGTCAACGCAGTCGGACTCCGGCGGCGGGGCCGGTTGGGTGCCGCTTCGCGGCGTTGCGGTGCTCGACACACTGATCCGGGCGATCGCCGAGCGGGTCGACAGCCAGGGTGGCCGGGCTGCGCAACTGGGCGTAAGGATCGTGTGACGTGGCGCTGGATATCGTCGGGCAGCTCTTCATCGACGGCGCGTGGAGTACCCGCGCCGGATTCTCGGAGCGCGGTGGCTGGACGTTCGAGACTGGACCCACGGAGGAGACTGGCTACCGGTCCACGAAGATCGGAGTCACGTGGGCGAACGACGATCTCGAGCTGGACCCGTCGAACGTACAGTCCACGCTCTACGGCAAGATCGGCCGGAACACGCGGACGCGCCTGCGGATCAACAATCTGACGCTCACTCAGGCGGAGGCCTCGCAGTGGGAGCCGGAGACCACCGTAGAGCACGCCCCGCTCGGTCCGGGCCAGCCTTCCGCCCGCGGCACCGCATGGGTGGGGATGACTGCCGAGGGGCTCTTTCGCCGACTGGGCAAGTGGACCGACACCCTACAGTCCCCGATGAGCAGGTACATCACGGCTGCGCCGAGCCTGATCGGATGGCTGGGGATGGAAGAGCCGGCCGGCGCTACCCGCTTGTCGCAGGGGGTCTCCGGCGCCCGCCGGCCCACGGTCACGGGGGTCGTGTCGTTCGGCGAGGACGCACCCCTCGGCGCGCTGTCCTCGATGAAGCTAGGTACCGGTGGGTACGTGGACATGCCGATGAAGACCACCGGCAGCGCCGGCAACTGGACATTCACGGTCGCCGTCAACCTCGCGGTAGTGCCGGTGAGCGGCATCGGCTTTCCGGTCTTCACGCTCTGGGACTCCGGCGCCCGGACGTGGGACTTCAACTTCAACTCCTCCGGCATCACGCTGAACATCACGACCTTCGGTGGCGGCGCGGTGCATAACTTCATCTATGCCTATGGCACCCTGCCGAACCGCTGGACGTGGTACACGATCACCGTCACCACCAGCGGCAGCACGGTGAACGTGAACATCGCCAGCTACGCGCAGAACGACAGTGTCGGTTACTTCATCGGCACCAGCTTCACGTCGGCCTTCGGCGCGGGGAAGCTGGACAGGATGGTTCTGGCGCAGAACTCCGCGAATCTCGACGCGCTCTACTGCCACGCCACCGGCCAGTCGATCCAGAGCACGTACCTGCAGGGCCTCAATGCGAACCAGATTTTCAACGCATATCCGGGCGAAAGGGTCGGATACCGGTTCGTCCGCCTAATGCAGGAGCAGGGCCTGCAGCCGTACGTCTCCGGTGACCTCAACAAGACCGTGCCGATGGGCCCACAGCGCACCGGGACGCTGCTGGACCTGCTCTCTGAGTGCATGATCACCGAGGGCGGGCTACTGTACGACGAGCCGCAGGACATCGCGCTCACGCTGCGCACCAGGGAATTTCTGTCGTCGAAAACGCCCTCGCTGGCGCTCACTAGCAGCCAGGCCCGGTACC